ATCGAATCCCAGTTGTCCACAGGCCAAACGAAGAGTTGTGCACATTCTTTTGTGATTCACTTTAAAGCGACAGAAGTCCAGTGGACGTCCTGTGCATAAGCATGGGTTTAGTTAACATAATGGACACCGTAGAACATGGACAGGCATAAACCAAGGGTTAACGCCTAGGGATTGGCTTTTGGATAGGGGGGGGTGGGTCGGCGGGAGGCGGTGATAGTTGTTGTAGCCTCCGACCCTCAAAAAAAGGTGGAATGGCATATTTCGGTTACGATTCGGCTAATGCGGCAAAAGGGATATTTATGGTGAAGGGGGATTGGTATGTATGAGCCAACGCTGGAGCATCGCAAGCTGGTTGAGTCCACCAGTGGGTTGGGGCTGCCCTTTAGGGAGATTGCTGCCCTTATAGGGGTAGATGAGGATGTCCTACACACGCACTATGCGACTGAGATTGAGGTGGGCCAGGCCAAGGCCAATGGGCAGGTTGCCAAGGCTATCTACAACAATGCTGTGGCAGGGGATGTGGCATCCCAGAAGCTGTGGACGCAGACCAAGAAGGCTAGGGGCCGTCCCAAGGGCACGTTTAAGACTGACCTTGCAAGGCTGGCAGAGGGTAGCGTTCCTGAAATAATACAAAAGACTGAGCATCAAAAGGTCAAAGAACTAAGAAGTATGCTTCTTGATGGGTTTGGCCCTCAGATTGTTGGCAAGGCCATTGATATTGCGATGAATGATGAGCATCCGCACCAAGGGGCGATGATTAAGCTGTGCATAGACAGGCTACTGCCTATGAGCCTGTTTGAGCGTGAGAAGCATATGCGTAGCGCTGTGACCATTTCCATCACGGGGTTGGGTGTTGAGCCGACTATCATTGACCAAGAGGATATAACTGATGTCTGACCTTAATTTCTCTCTTCTGCCGTGGCAACAGACTGTTTATACCGATTCCCATCGGTTTAAGGTGATTGCTGCTGGTCGGCGGTGTGGGAAGTCTCGTCTGGCGGCTACCACCTTGATCATTGAGGCGCTGAGGTGTCCAGCAGGGTCTGCGGTGCTGTACGTCTCCCCTACGATGGGGCAGTCGCGGCAGATCATTTGGGATTTGCTGTTGGACTTGGGCCGCGAGGTCATCCAGTCAAGCCATGTGAACAACCTAGACATCACCATGATCAACGGGGCGCGGATTTACGTCCGTGGGGCTGACAGGCCAGATACCCTGCGTGGAGTGTCCTTGACGTATGCGGTGCTGGACGAGGTGGCTGACATCAAGCCCGAGGCTTGGGAACAGGTTATTCGGGCCTCTCTGTCAGACCGCAAGGGTCGAGCCATGTTCATTGGGACTCCCAAGGGTCGCAACTGGTTCTTTGACCTGTGGAACCTCGGTCAAGAAGAGAAGGACTCGGACTGGAAGAGTTGGCACTTCACCACTGCGGACAATCCCTTGATTGACCCATCTGAGATTGAGTCAGCCAAGAAGACTCTGAGCAGCTTCTCGTTTAAGCAAGAATACATGGCCTCGTTCTCCAATGCGGGTTCTGACATCTTCAAAGAGGAATGGATCAAGTATGGGGAGGAACCTCAGTACGGTTCTTATTACCTGGCTGTTGACTTGGCGGGGTTTGAAGAGGTTGCTAAACAGGCCGCCAATTCCAAGAAGCGTCTGGACGAATCGGCTATTGCTGTGGTCAAGGTGACGGAGGACGGGAAGTGGTTTGTCAAAGAGATTGAACATGGGCGGTGGGACATTAGGGAGTGTTCGGCAAAGATTCTGATGAAGATGCGGGATTACCGTCCGCTGTCGGTGGGGATTGAGAGGGGGGCGTTGAAGAATGCCGTTTTGCCGTACCTCTCGGACTTGATGCGAAAGAACAATGTCTATGCTCACATCGTTGATTTAACCCACGGCAACCGGAAGAAGGCTGATAGAATCATTTGGTCGTTGCAGGGCCGTTTCGAGCATGGCAGAATCATCCTCAACAGAGAAGAGGATTGGACTGCGTTCGTAGACCAGCTGATCATGTTCCCCGCCCAAGGGGTACACGATGACCTCCCTGACGCGCTTTCCTATATTGACCAACTTGCTGTGACCTCATACTTTGAGGACGATGATTCAGAAGATTGGGAGCCGATGGACATTATTGCGGGAATCTAGTCATGGAAAAAAACGAGTACGAAGAGCCAACGCAGTCAGATAAAGACCTGACTGCATTTGTTGTCAACCACTGTGACCGCTGGCGCGACTACCGCAACACCAACTTCATGACTGCGTATCTGGAATACGAGCGCATTTTCCGTGGTGAATGGTCAGTTGAAGACAAAACCCGAGAATCTGAGCGTTCGCGCATCGTGACTCCAGCCACCCAACAGGCTGTTGAGACGCGACACGCTGAAATCATGGAGGCCATTTTTGGCCAAGGCGAGTTCTTTGACATCAAAGACGACCTGCGAGACGTAAACGGCAATCCGCTGGACGTTGAACTCCTCAAAGCGCAGATGATGGAGGATTTCAAGGTTGACAAGATCAGGAAATCCATTGACCAGATCGAATTGATGGCTGAAATTTACGGCACTGGCATCGGCGAGATCATTGTCAAGACCGAAAAGATTTTTGAGCCAGCTACACAGGCCATTCCTGGTCAAACAGGCCAAGCCGCCATCGGTGTGGTCGAGAAAAACCGCATTGCGGTGAAGATTGTCCCTGTCAACCCCAAGAATTTCTTGTTTGACCCCAACGGAACGTCCATTGACGACTGTATGGGTGTGGCAATTGAGAAATATGTGGGCATCCAAAAGGTCGTTCAGGGCATGGAAAGCGGTATTTACCGCAAGGTGGACATTGGCACATCCTCAACAGACTCCGATTTGGAGCCAACCCAAGAGGTAACGCAGTACCAAGACGAAAAAGTCTTGTTATTGACCTACTACGGGTTAGTACCTAGAGAGATGCTAGAGGGGGAAGACGCTGATGTTGTTGACCTGTTCCCAGAAGACTCTTTGGCTGATGATTACTCCAACATGGTTGAGGCCATTGTTGTCATTGCCAACGATGGGGTTCTTCTCAAGGCAGAGGCCAACCCTTACATGATGAAAGACCGTCCGATCATCTCTTACCAAGATGACACTGTGCCTAACCGTTTGTTGGGTCGGGGTACGGTGGAGAAGTCCTACAACATGCAAAAGGCCATTGACGCACAGGTGCGTAGCCACTTGGACTCTCTGGCACTGACCACCTCGCCCATGATGGGTCTGGATGCCACCCGACTGCCTCGGGGTGCTAAGTTTGAGGTTAAGCCTGGTAAGGCTTTCTTGGTCAACGGTAACCCTGCTGAGATTCTTTATCCCTTCAAGTTTGGCGAGACAAGTCTTAACAACTTGTCCACAGCCAAAGAGTTTGAGCGGATGTTGCTTCAGGCAACGGGCACGATGGACTCGCAGGGCATGGTCAGCCAAGGTAGCCGAGACGGTGCTGGCATGAGCATGGCGGTGGCGACCATCATCAAAAAATACAAGCGCACACTGGTGAACTTCCAAGAGGACTTCCTGATTCCGTTCATCCAAAAGGCGGCGTTCCGGTTCATGCAGTTTGACCCAGAGCGTTACCCTTCAGTGGATATGCGTTTTGTGCCTACGGCAACCTTGGGCATTATTGCTCGGGAGTATGAGCAGCAGCAGTTCATTGGTCTGTTGCAGACCTTGGGGCCAAACACCCCAGTGCTGCCGTTGATCCTGAAGGGCATCCTGAATAACTCCAGCCTGACCAACCGATTTGAGTTGATGGCGGCTTTGGATCAGATGAGCGCACCCAATCCTGAGGCACAGCAACTGCAACAAGCGCAACAGCAGTTGGCCTTGCAAGCAGCACAAGCCCAGATTGCGGTGCAGACGACTCAGGCAGAGCAGAACCGTGCAGAGGCACAGAAGCTGTCGGTTGAGACGCAACTTATGCCTCAAGAGGTGCAAGCCAAGGTCTTGGCCTCGGCAACCAAGAACCTGCCGTCTGGTGGCGAGTCTGATGAGTTTGACAAACGGGTCAGAATTGCCGAGTTGATGCTCAAAGAGGCCGACATCAAGAACAAGTCCAAGATTGTGGAGTTGCAGATGTCGGACAAGCAAAACAAAGTCTCGGGCATGGAGGATGACTTCCTTACCCAGTTGACTCAGGAGTTGAGCAATGGACGTTGAAAGCCTTGCCAAACAGCTAATCCTCAAGGGGATGACGGAAGAGCAGCAGACTGCTGTTCTTGACTCCATCAAAAGCACAATGCTGCAAGCACGAACTGTGCAAAAACAGCGTGTTGGCGAGAACGTTCAACTTGTTGTCCAAGCCCTCAAGAAGATGGAGTCGGACATCAAGGCCCGATACGATGAGACGGGCAAAGCAATTGAAAAGCGAGTCGCCTCCATCAAAGATGGAAAAGACGGTCAGAACGGCATAAATGGTAAAGATGGTAGGGATGGCCGCCCCGGACGTGATGGCGCCACAGGCGCAAGGGGTAACGATGGTCTGCCAGGTCGTCACGGTATTGACGGGGTGGATGGCGTATCGGTCACCAACGCTTTTATTGATTTTGATGGCAGTCTGATCATCAACCTGTCCAACGGACAAGATCTAAACGTGGGCGAAGTGGTTGCCCCTGACTTGGCTGAGAAGATCAAAGTCATCACCAATGGTGGCGGTACTAGCCAACAGGTCTTGGACACTCTGGCAAGCCTTCAGACCCAGATCAACAACCTGATTCCGAGTCAAACGGGCAATGCAGGCAAGTTCCTGACAACCAACGGCTCTGTGCTGTCGTGGGGTGATGTCGCGGGTGGTTTGGATTACCAAGGCACTTGGAATGCAAGCACCAATACGCCCACACTGGCCTCTGGTGTTGGGGTTAACGGCTACTACTACATCACTGCCACGGCTGGCTCGACCAATCTGGATGGCATTACTGATTGGCAGATTGGGGATTGGTTGCTGTTCAACGGCACTGTTTGGCAGAAGATTGACCAATCCAACTTGGTGACCTCGGTCAATGGGCAAACAGGCGCTGTGAGCCTGACCACGACCAACATCAACGAAGGCACAAACCTTTACTACACAGACGCTCGGGCACGTGCTGCGATCAGTGCAGGTACAGGGATTAGCTACGACTCAGCCACAGGTGTGGTGACCAACGCTTCCCCTGATCAAACAGTGAGCCTGACGGGTGCGGGTACGACCTCCATCTCTGGCACTTACCCCAACTTCACGATTACCTCGGCTGACTCGACTGTTGGCACGGTAACCAGTGTCAGTGGTACGGGCACAGTCTCTGGTATCTCCCTGTCGGGCACAGTCACATCCTCGGGCAACCTGACTTTGGGCGGCACTTTAGACCTGTCTAGCCCACCCACCATTGGCAACACCACCCCCAACACGGGCCGGTTTACCACGCTGACGGTGGAAGACAACACCACGCTGGGTAGCAGCAATACCGACACAATCAATTTTGTCGGGCGCATAAATTCCGACTTTGATCCAGCGACCGATAACACATACGATTTGGGGCGCACCGGCCACGAATGGCGTAATTTGTACATTGACGGCACAGCCAACATTGACAGCCTTATTGCTGACACGGCAGACATCAATGCGGGAACGATTGACAACACCTCCATCGGAGCCTCCACAGCCTCCACAGGCACTTTTACGACATTGACCGCCACGGCAGACTCAGCGTTCACCTCCACAGGCGCATTGACCATCAGTAAGGGCACGGTGTTGCAACGCCCAGGCGCTCCGGCAGCGGGTATGTTGCGGTTTAACGATGACTCGGACGAGTTTGAAGGCTACAACGGCACGGTTTGGGCCTCTGTGGGCGGTGCGGCACTGGTCAACGACACGACAACTGCGACCAACCTATTTCCCTTGTTTGCAACTGCAACAACGGGCACGGCATCTACGCTGAATACCAGCAACGCTCAGTATTTGTTTAAGCCAAGCACGGGTGAGTTAAGCGTCAAAGCCCCACGTGCCTCAAACGGCATTGTGGTCAACAGTGCCACGATTGCGGAGAACTACACGATTGCCGTGGGGGATAACGCCATGAGTGCTGGCCCTGTAACAGTTAATTCAGGCGTGACAGTGACGGTAAGTGCTGGCAGTCGGTACGTTGTGGTTTAAGGGGTAACACATGGCATTGATTCTCGACGGCACAACCGGTATTGGTATTGACAGCGGCACGCAGCCACTTGACTCTGCATCGCTCAACGCAGTCATCCAAGCCCTGATCCCTACCGGCACCAAGATGCTGTTCCAACAGACAGCTGCACCAACAGGTTGGACGAAAGACACGACGCACGACAACAAGGCCCTGCGCGTGGTATCGGGCACGGCCAGCACGGGTGGTTCGGTAGCGTTCACAACTGCGTTTGCTTCTCAGGCGGTGAGTGGGTCTATTGCAAACGCCACGGCAACCAACATAGCAGCTACGCAGGGCGGGACGGTGGGCAATACGACGCTGACAACGGCGCAGATTCCGAGCCACAACCACTCAATCGACCAAAGCGGATACAACGGCGGCGGAAACACGACTGCCGTGGGCTTTAACCCGGCTGCTTTTCCCAGCAACGCATTCGTAAACGCTACTGGTGGCGGAGGCTCCCACAACCACACCTTTTCAGGCGACTCGCACAACCACACACAAAATGCTCACAACCACAGCTTCACAGGCACAGCCATCAACCTCGCGGTGTCCTACGTCGATTTGATCATCGCCACGAAGAATTGATTATGAAGATCGAACCAAAGAACCAATGCCCGCTCAACAACTTTGAGCCATGCAAGCAGCTTGACTGCGCGTGGTTCCTGAAGATTCGCGGCACCAACCCAAACACCGGCGAGGACATGGACGACTGGGGCTGCTCAATAGCTTGGATGCCCATCTTGTTGATTGAGAATGCGCAGATGAGTCGTCAGACCGGCGCGGCGGTGGAGAGCTTCCGCAACGAGATGGTCAAGGCCAACGAGTCCAGCCAGCAGATTCTGGCGCAAGCAGCGCGTAAAGCGATTGGAGAATAAACATGCGAGTGACAATCATCCCAGTAGATGGCTTTGTGTCGGTGGACGGCGAAGGTTACAGTGAGCTGGACCTGAGCTTCATGGCGTCTGACATCCATGCATTGCAGTGGTATGAGACCGATGGCGAGCTTGAGATCAAGGACGCCCGTGGGCGCGTGGTCGAGAACTGCCCAATTGACTCATTGGAGCCATACCAGCCAGCACTGTACGCATGGCAAGTGGCCAAAGACGCTGCAGAAGCGGCAGAACAAGCCCCCACCGAGGAGCAACTCGCATGAGCAAGGTAGCAATCACGGGCAACGCCAGCGGCACCGGCACGTTCACCATCGCCAGCCCAAACAGCAACACTGACCGGACGCTGACCTTGCCGGATAACAGCGGGACGGTGTTCACAAACGCAGGGGGCACAATGACTGGCGCACTAGCCCTACCCGCTGGCGGCTTGAACGTCGGCTCTGGGCAGCTTGCTGTGGGCGCGTCTGGTTATGTGACGATGTCGGCGATGCCTGCTTTTCATGCGTACGGGCTGGGTAGCACACCCTCCATGTCTAATGTAATTTACCCAACCGCCGAATTTAACACGGGTGGTCACTACAACACCGCAAATGGAAGATTTACCGCTCCAGTTACTGGTAAATATATGTTTGGCTGGACAAGTATTGGCAACACTACCGCTGATATTTATAGATGGTTCTTTAGAATTAATGGAGTCACTATCGGAGACCTGCACTATCGGCAAGACACTACTGCAACCGGCGGAGAGTACGCCACAAACGGTATGTTTGTAATACTTTGGCCGTTAACGCAGGGTGATTATGTATCAATATACTATCGGTCTGACGCCGGAACTGCGCCGTATGGGAACAACGAATCAGTAAACGAATACCCAAGATTTTGGGGCTACCTCGTCGGCTAAAAAGGATCAAACATGAACTACACCATCACCCTCACAGCCGCCGAAGACGCAGCCCTTTCCTACGTTGCCTTCAGCCAAGACGACTGGATTCAAAACGCCGTGCATGAGCGCTGCCGCATCGCCATCGAAGAGATCGTGGCCCTGACGGTGCAGAAGTGCTTGGACAACGGTGTTCAACTCCCCGGCACCAAAGACGCTATCGTGGCCCTCGCGTTTGAGCGTGGCTGGGTCAAGACTGCAGCACAACATCAGGCCGAAGCAGCGGCTCGTATGGAGCAACCATGAGTCAATTACGTGTCAACGCAGTCACCAACGCCGCTGGGGGCAACACCGCCCAGATTAACGGCATGACCCCGACAGCAGACAGCTTGCGGGGGTTCCGCAATCGCATCATCAACGGTGACATGCGGATCGACCAGAGGAACGCTGGGGCGAGTGTGACACCGACTGACGGCGTATATACGCTGGATAGATGGAGGGCGTTTGCAAACCAACTTAGCAAATACTCTGTGCAGCAAAATGCAGGTGCTGTGACTGCGCCAGTAGGGTTCAATAACTATTTAGGCGCTACTTCTCTTTCCGCCTATAGCGTAGGCGCGTCAGAATATTTTATGGTCAGTCAAGCCATTGAAGGATTTAACACGGCTGACCTTGGGTGGGGAACCGCTAACGCGCAAGCTGTGACGCTATCGTTTATGGTTCGCTCATCTTTGACCGGCACTTTTGGCGGTGCTTTACAAAACTCTGCAACAAATAGAAGTTACCCGTTTAGCTATTCAATCCCCGTAGCAAACACTTGGACTACCATTTCAATAACGATTGCTGGCGATACAACCGGCACTTGGGTTGGCGCAACTAATGGGATTGGTTTGCTAGTCCGATTTAGTCTGGG